GCCAAAGCTTTCAAAAGCTTGAAGCGCGGTCGTTTTGACGAAGCAGCAAAGGCCCTCGGCTTAACAGAACGGAAATCCTTTTCGAAGGATAACCGTATGTTGAGACAGGACCTACGCCAGCATCGTCGACCTATAAATGATATTGCAGGGGATCGTTGGCTCGAACTTCAGTATGGCTGGTTACCAGCTATTTCTGAAGTGGAAAATGCCGTTGAACTTTTGGACTACAAATGGCAGCGTGAAGACGCTGACGTTATAGTTCGAGGTTCATCGACTAAGTCAACAACACCGAAATCTTATCTGACTGTCACAGCCAAATCCCTGGTAACAGGGGAGGTGAAGGCGTCACATAAGTATACGGTGGCTCTAAAGGTTTTAGACCCGTCGCTCCGAAACGCTTCTGCGATCGGATTAACCAATTTGGGATCAGTGGCCTGGGAGTTAACTCCTTGGTCATTTGTCTTCGATTGGTTTATGCCTGTAGGTGACTTCATTGAAGCACAGACGGCTATGGCGGGTTTTACCTTTGTAAACGGGTGCGAAAGCACATCCTTCAACGTTAAAGGCGAATGCACGGTAACTGAGGTGTATTATAGAGGTTGGCAAGATTGCCACCTTTACGGGAAACGAGAGTTTCACCGATCTACACGCAGCACACTGACGCAGATGCCTTCGACAGCGGGGATATTGCAATTTCAACGTTTTGGAGACCTGTTCAACTTTCGTCGAGCAGCTTCCTCCTTAGCATTGATGCAGTCCGTTTTACGTTAACTTAATCATCTCTACGGAGCATATTATGTCAAATGTAACTGACATTGTCTTGAACAACGGGGAATCTACTCCCGTTGCAAAGACGTTCACCCCAGACGTAGTGGACGCGAATCTGGTGTCTTACTCGGAGAAATCCGGTGTAAGCTACCTCGCGCACCCCACTTTGTCTCTGGGACGCCGCATGCCTACAGCACAGAATGGTAACCGCAAGGCTACTATTCGTGTCAAGGTCCCGGTGCTTGAGGAAATATCCGGCACGACCACTGGCTATACGCCAGGGCCGAAAGTCGCATATACCCTCTTGGCTAACATTGACGTCGTGATTCCTTCACGCGCCAGTGCAGCCGAACGAGCGGATCTCGCAGCGTTCGCGGCTAATGGGCTTGCCCATTCCGTGATCAATGCGTTGATCGAAGACGGCGACTTCCCGTACTAAGGAGGTCGTTCACGATGTTTAAATACGTCGTGTGCTTCATAAAATGGGCTTTAGCCCTCTTTTGTAATACAAATCAACCTATAGGTGATAACATGTTAAGATACAACTGGAACAACACTAAGTCGGACGACATCGAATCCACAATGCGTAAGCAATGTGAAGAGATGTTCGACCAGATCGACAATCTCCTGCCCGTAAAACGGCTGGATTACGTCGACCTTAGTGAATGCTCTTTCGAGCAACTCGTTGCAGTTCATTCTTGGTGTGAAAACGCCTTGGGTTACTGCATTGCAATCGAGCGAATGACAGAGATTCGGGAAAGTGATGAGTTCTTACACTCATTGCTCCCCGCGTATCTGTAATTTGCATTTTATCAATCGTTAAGGAGCACCTAATGAAGAGCAATGTAAAACACTTGCTTGAACGGAGCTTTCGTTCCGTTCGTCGAGATGTGTCTATAGACACCCTCGTCTCCTCCTGCCTTCCGTATTTCGAAGCAGTTGACACGCCAATATCACTTGGGGTCTACCTTCGGCTCAAATATCACGAATTCGATTCGTATATTGAGCTTGAGCTTGATCCTTTGTGGTATACTGATGCCCGTGTTTTCGAACACGATTATCAGTGCGTTAAACTGTTCTCGAAGTATGAGAACTTGCCCTTATCTAATGATAAGAAGCGAGTGGCGGAGAAGAGCTTCATTAAAGCGGAAATGGAGTGCCTCCATACAAACATTCGTTTTAGCCAAAGGGATCACTCTTTTTATAAGAGTGGCGCTGTAAGCTCGATAGCCTATCGAGCAATGCGTAAAATCTCCCGGTGGTTAGGCGAGTGTCCCTGTATAGAGGATATTCCACTACGCTTTGGACCTGGTAACAACGTAGGCCTGTCGAAATATACTAACGTATACGACAAGTTCGTTGG